ATTGAGTTAGAAGCTAATACTGTAAATAAAGAATGGGTTACAGTTAAATGTAAAAGAAGTAGGGGTTATGCATTTGAGACATTTAGTTTTGAAGTTAATGAATATGGCATACCTTATGTGATAAATGACTTGTATGACCCACTAGAATAGTTATGATAAAAGATAAAATGATATTAATCGCTAAGAAACATAAAACTTGGATTGATATTGTTATGACTTTTGGTTGCAATAAAAGAACTGCTGAAGACCTCACACAAGAAATGTATATTAAAATCCAACTCAAACTAGAGAATGGATTAGATATTATGTATAATGATGATATAAACTATTATTATATATTTAAAACTTTAAGAACTTTATTTTTAGATTTAAAACGTAAGGGTAAGAATATTAAAGTTATTCCTATAGACCACGTACATTTAACTGATAGCGATATAAATTTTGAAGAAAGCTATGAAAAAGTAAAAGATGCTTTAAAAAAAATGTATTGGTATGACAGAAAAGTCTTTGAGATTATAAATGAAGGCGAGAGTATAGCTGAGTTTTCAAGAAAATCATATATACAATACTATTCACTTTATAATACTTACAAAAAAGTAAAAAACAAATTAAAAAAATTATTATGAATTACAGAAAAATATATGAAAAACATTTTAATTTATCATTACCAAAAAATTTTGATGTTCACCATATAGATGGAGATAGATGCAATAATAAAATTAAAAATTTAATTCCTTTGCCTAAAAAATTCCATAAATGTTTGCATAATTGGGTTGGGTTAATTGATAGAGAATCAATTGAATCCTTATTACTATGGTATAACAATGCAATGAAAAAAGGAATTACATACACCTCAAGAGCATTAGGATATCATATGGCAGTCAAATACAAAAAATTAATTAAAACTAATCCTCAAAAAGAAAAACAAAGAAGAAAATATTTAAAAGATTTAAAAACTACTCAAAGATTAAACCTTTCAAGTTTATCAGGAAATTTTGTTCCCACAACTTCTGGAAGAAACATATATGATGAAAAAACGCAACACATTAATTGGGTTGGAGAAAAATAAATAATATGAAACTAGGCGACTTTACAGAAAAATTAATTAATATACTTACAATAGGTCAGGGAAAAAGGATAGCAACATTTATTGCAAAAAAATTAGGTTATGAAAGTTGCAACTGCGACAACAGAAAAGAAGCCTTGAATAAAATAAAAATTAAAAGATGGTAAAATTTGAAAAAGAAGACTATAAAGATTGGGAACAATTTCGACTGGGTACAAACGATGTCATATCCAACAACGAATTTACATTGGTGTGTGAACTCCACAGCAAATATTACAAACATTCATTTTATAAACCTTGCACCTGTAATCCAAAAACAGTAAACAAATGGATTAAAGACTTAAATGTTATATGGGACAATGGGTCTAAAGAAAATAAATAAATGGGAACAAGCAGTTGTAATGCTTTTTAACCTTGATGGATGGGATTTAAAATGGTGCGGTAAAGGTTATAGTGTTTACGATGCTATTGGTAAAACTCCAAAGGGATTTGATTGTGTTATTGAAATGAAGTTCCGAAATAAATACTATGAAGATAAAATGCTTGAAAAAGACAAGTATGATAATCTAATGAAACTTGATGACAAAATTATAAAACTCTATTTTGTTAACGACCCAAAAGGAAACTTCCTATATTGGCTTAATGAAATTAAACTACCTGAAACCAAAAAGATGTATTGTCCTGATACAACTATGTGGACTAAAAAAAGACTTCTCAAAGATGTTTACTTACTAAAAGAAAATCAAGCTAGTAGGATAAATCTCAACACGCTTTAAAAATAAAAGTTATTAAATTTTGTTTATAACTTAATTTGTTTTATATTTGTTATATAATTAACAAAGTTCTTTGAAATATTAAAATTAATAAGGAAAATTGCTACTCATTGAAATAAATGAGAATTAAAAAACAAAAGTGTGAAACAAGTTGAAAGAGAACTTGAATGTTTGAAAAGTGGTTTTAAGAAAGTTTAGGGTTCACGACCTAATGTTCCAAAGGGAAAGATAGTCAAAAGTACGACAACTTAAATAAAACAATAAGACAACATACATTAGCAAAGGATGGGATAAAGTTTCCCGTAACGAAATAACAAAATAACTAGCCTGATAGCTAGGAGGTGTTAAAAAGTATCAGCTTTTTTACTACAATACAGGTTAGTCGCCTAAGGTTTCTCCTCACTTATTATTTTTAATATTATAATTTAAAAACAAACAATATGAAAAAAATATTAAGATTAGTATCGGAGTTTATATTCATAGTAACAATCTTTGTTTTATTCTGGGCATCACTTTGGATATTTGCATAGTATGAAAAAAGAAAAAAAAGTTAGACAATACAGGTCAAGACAAGGTCGGTCAGACAAACAGTATAAAAGTTCTATGACCTTATACGGAATATCTATAACAGGATTAGTAATAACATTAATATTATCAAAATGTCTATAAAAGAAAAAAACAAACAAATTGACAATTTAATTGATGAGGTACATAAATTAAAAAAACAATTAAGAAGTGCAAAAAAAAATACATACATATATGAAACTCATCACTTACAATGTAGTGATGGAGAGATGCATATAGGTTATGGAGATGATAAGTGGTTAGTATGGAATACAGATTCTTTATATAAAGATTTGCCATTTATTATAACTCAAGTTGTAAAAGAAAATAAAAAAATGCAAAAAATGTATTTAGATATGATTAAAGAAAGTATTGATGAATTGTAATGAAAATAAATATTTACAATTTTTAAATGAAAACTATTTTAAAGAAATAAATTTTGAACAAATACAAAGTAAAATAAATAAAAATGAACAAGACACAACCTTTTGAAAACGAAATTTTTGAAGCGTATAGAGTTAAAGAAAAGAAAATAATGGAAGCAATTATCTTTTTAAAGTTAAATGGATATAAAGTTTATGAAGAAACAAAATGATATTGCTTATAGACGCTGATAGTTTAATTTTTGCAAGTTGCTATCGACATAAAGAAAACCCTGATGACAATCCTCATTTTGAAAACATAGAAGACAGTATAGCAAAGTTTGATGAGCAGTTTATGAAAATAGTAAACGACTTAGAAGAACTATACGATATAGAAAAAGTCATAACATTTAACGGAAGCAAAGGAAACTTTAGAAAGTTAATGACAAAAAAATATAAAGCTAATAGAAAAAAACAAATACTTCCACCATTATTACACCCAATGCATCAATACGTTAAAGACACCTATGATAGTAAGTTTGCATTTGGTATAGAAACTGATGACCTAGTAGCTAGGTATTGGTATAATATATCAAAAGACTTTGGTAGGCAAAATGTTATGATAGTAAGTATTGACAAAGACTACAAACAATTCCCTTGCTTAATGTATAATTATCATTGGAAACATAAAGAGATACTAGATATATCAGATGAACAGGCTTTATTTAACTTCTATAGCCAAATGATAGAGGGCGATACAGCTGACAACGTAAACTACTTTAAAGGCAAAGGTAAGGCATTTGCTAAGAAATATTTTGTAGATTGTAACACAAAATATAAATACACAAAAAAACTGTATGAATTATTTAAAGAAAAATACAAAGGAAAGGCAAGACAAAAATATACAGAATGTTATAATTTATTAAAACTAAGGACAGAATGACAATTAAATACCCTGAATCTTTTTGGGAAATAGCAAATCAAATTGGATATGCAAGAAGCGTTATTAATAAACATCTTTTAAAAAAAAACCCTAGATTTGATAGAGGTGTTAAAAATACACACGTAGATACAGTAGGAATAATAGGCGAGTTAATTGGTATAAACTATTTAACAGAAAAAAAAATTGATTTTGAGATGGCTAAATTATTAGAGTTATACCCATCTAAAAATGCAGATATAATTGTAAAAGATAAAAAGATAGATATTAAATCAACATATCATTTTGAAAACGCACATATATTAGTAAACAAAGAAGCCCACATAAAAGGGAAAAATAAAATAGATAAATATTGGTTTATATATATATTAAATAAAACAGAAGCAGAATTATTTTTAGTAAACTATGATGACATTACAAAATGGGAAAGCAAAATTATGAAATACACGGAAGCGTATTATATAAAAAGAGAAGAACTAAAAAAACAAAATGGAAAATTTAACACCAATAGAAATAGCAAATAAAATAAAAGAACTGTCAGGGCTTGACGTTTTTAAAAATAGCAGACAAAGAAAATATATAGAAGTACGTTCATTGTTTAATCATTTACTTAGAAATAAACTTAATATGCGATGGATTCATATAGCTGAATTACACATTAAAAATGGTAAAACTAGCGACCACTCTACTGTTTTATATTCAAGTAACAACTATGCCTACTATTGTCAGCATAATCCTAAACTAACAGAAATAGAAAACATCTTTACTTTTAAATCTGATTTATGTTATGATAAAATAGATAGAGTTCATTACTTAGAAAACAAAGTAACAAACCTAGAGAATAAAAACTCAGAATTAAAAAACAAACTTAAACACCCTATGTATAAAGTCATAAGAGATGTGCCTGAAAACTTAAAAGATGAGGTAGGTCAAAAATTAAAATTGTGGGAAAAATCACTAGAATGGAAAAAAGAGTTAAATTAAATACGTTATATAAATATGAAACCTAATAAAATTAAAATACATAAAATTAAATCTAATCCTGATAATCCTAGATTAATTAAAGATATTAAATTTAAAAAATTAGTTAAGTCTATAAAAGAATTTCCAGAAATGTTAAAACTTAGACCGATTGTTGTAGATGAAAAAAATATAATACTCGGTGGAAATATGAGATACAAAGCCTGTATAGAAGCAGGACTGAAAGAAATATATGTAATTCAAGCCGATGACTTAACAGAAAAACAAAAGAAAGAATTTATTATAAAAGATAATGTAGGTTTCGGTGAGTGGGATTGGGATATACTAGCTAACGGATGGGATACTAAAGAATTAAAAGATTGGGGTATTGATGTTTGGCAACCTGAAGATGCCATTGATTATAGCGTTCTTGATGAGATTGACTTAGAAGATGAGATAGAAACTATGTATGACCAAACAAAAAAGTCAATCATATTAGAATATCCAGCAAAAGATTTTGAGCCTATAAAAAAACTTTATGATGATTTAAAAAATCAAGGAGTTAATTTATCAGACTTGTTTTATAAAGCTATGAAAAAGTATGAATCATAATGTGTATGTAATAAGTGCGAATCGTTACAATGATTTACCTTTTAATAAACAACAAAAAGAAAAATATATCTTTTGTGTTAAAAATGGTCAAAAAGAATTATATGAACAAAATGGTTGTAAGAGAGTTTATAATACAGGCAACTTAATGGATAGTAGAAATTTTGCACTTGAACACGCTTTTAAAAATAACAACATCTGTATACAACTAAGTGATGATATAAAAAAGGTTACAACTAATAAGAATTTTTTTAAAAAAAAGATAGTAAGTTTAGATGTAGCGATTGATGATATACTAAGTAAGTTTATAAAAATAAAAGGCGTTGATTTAATGGGTGTACCCCCTACTGATAATTATTTTTTTGCTAATAAATTAGTATTAGAAAATAAATTCTGTATTGGCGATATGTTATTTGTGAAACCTAATGAATTAAGGTTTGATACTCAACTTAGTTTAAAAGAAGATTATGATTATACGCTTCAACATATACAAAAAGGTAAAGTTCTAAGGTATCAAAAATATTTATTTACATTCAAGCACTACTCAAATAAAGGTGGCGCAGTTGATATTAGAAACGATAAAGAGGAACAAAAAAATATTATGATACTAAAATATAAATGGGGAGATAAGATAAGGTTAAACCCTAAAAGAAAAAATGAGATATTAATATGAAAACATTAAAACTAAAAAAACAAGAACACGATAAAAAGATTGGCGCAAGATGTGAGTTTGTTCCACCAACTGTAACTGATAGTTGCTTACTAGAGTTAGATGGAAAGATAATAGGCTTTTATTTAAACGACATACCTGACAAACTTAAACAATACATTTCAATAGCCAACAAAGAGTTCTTGAGTAAAAATGTGCCTAAGTCATTATTAGAACGCTCTGATGTATATACAATGCAAAAAAAATACGGTATAAGCAGGGCTGAGGCTAAGGCTAGGAACACAGTTCAGATGTCAACTATATTAGGTGGCGTATTAGCAAAAGCACACCTTAGAAGACCCTACAACTCTGTATCAGCAGTTCATACTAATAAAAAAGCAAAGACATTTATAAAAGCAATGTTACTATCTTGTTTAGAAAGTGAGAAACTTATAAAACAATATATGCCTGAACAATATGAATCACAAAAGAAATTAATAGAAAAAACAACATTACCTAAATATAGATTCGGAAATTTATTTACTAGCAGTATATCAAACTTTAATATCGCTGCTCCTTTCCATCAAGATAGGGGTAATTTAAAAAACACCGTAAACGTAATATTAACTAAAAGAAAAGATACAGAAGGGGGTGCGCTTTGTGTTCCTGATTTTAATCATACCTTTGAACAGGCTAACAATAGTATTTTAGTATATCCTGCTTGGTATAATATACACGGAGTAACCAAAATAATAAAACATAATGAAGAAGCGTATAGAAATAGTTTGATTTTCTATCCACTATCTGGATTTGATAAATAATATGGACAAAAGTAGACACATAAAAAAGGAATCAATGCTTAAGGCATTAGAAAAAAGTTTAGGAGTAGTTACAGTAGCTTGTAGAAAAACAGAAATACCAAGAAGCACATTTTATAAATGGCTCAATGAAGATGAGGACTTTGCACTTCAGGTTCGAGAAATAGAAAACATTGCCTTAGATTTCGCTGAAAGTAAACTACACGACCAAATAGGAGGAGGAAATACAGCAGCTACAATATTTTACCTAAAGACAAAAGGAAAGAAAAGAGGATACATTGAAAGACAAGAAATAACAGGTGCAGATGGAATGCCTAATAACTTTCAAATAGAGATAATTGACAAAACAGAAGATACAGACTAATATTGTATATAAACATCTTGTAAGAAACAATAGTAAAATTGTAGTTGAACAAGGGGGTACGAGGTCAGGGAAAACATTTAATATACTTCTTTGGATTATATTTGCTTATTGTGTTGAGAATAAAGATAAGATTATAACAATATGCCGTAAGTCATTTCCTAGTTTAAGGGCAACAGTATTAAGAGACTTTGTACAAATTCTACAATCACATAATATATATACAGAATTAAACCACAATAAATCAAACTCTGAATATTCACTTTACGGTAACCTTATTGAATTTATTTCATTAGATATGCCTCAAAAAATTAGAGGTCGTAAAAGAGATTTACTATTTATAAATGAAGCTAATGAATTATACTTTGAAGATTGGCAACAACTTATATTTAGAACACAAGACAAAATAGTAATTGACTTTAACCCTTCAGATGAATATCATTGGATATACGACAAAGTAATCCCTAGAGAAGATTGTGTCTTTTATAAAACAACATACTTAGATAATCCATTTATAGAGGATTCTATTAAAAAGGAAATAGAGCGTCTAAGAGATACTGATGAGCAATATTGGCAGATATATGGGTTAGGAGAAAGAGCAGCTAGTAGGAGTACTATATTTAAGTATGCTGAGGTAAACAAAATACCTGAGTTTGCACAACTTGTAGCATACGGTATGGACTTTGGTTACACTAATGACCCAACAACTTTAGTATCTGTTTACATTGATAATTTTGATTTGTATATTAAAGAACATTTATATAGAACGCAAATGACAACGCAAGACATCAATGTGTTTTTAAAAGATGAACAACTAGCATCCAAACCTATATATGCTGATAGTGCAGAGCCGAGGTTAATAAGTGAACTTAGAAAGATGGGGCATAATATATTTGGAAGTATTAAAGGTAGGGATTCTATAAACGCAGGTATTGATTTATTAAAAAGATATAAGATACATATATTAGCTGCCTCATCAAATGCTATATCTGAATTTAGAAACTATAAATGGAAAGAAGATAAATCAGGTAGGTTAATTAATATTCCTGAAGATAAAAACAATCATATCATTGACCCCTGTCGCTATGCGACATACTCTATATTGTCAAGACCTAACTTCGGTAAATACACCTTACATTAAAATAAGTTATAAAATATTTTGTTTATAACTATATTTGTTTTATATTTGAATAAAATTACAAAACAATGTTTGAAATACACGGATACATTAAAGAATATTATATCGGTTCTAAATTAATCGGTAAAATACAATTACAAAAACCTGATAGACAAAAACACGGATATACAGGTAGAAGGTTAGAAACCTTAGAACAAGACACTAAGTTCAAACAAATTTACAAAAAAGGCACAGAAGTATATACAGAGTTATCTCCTATATGTGGTAGGCTTTTAGGAACTTGGGAAGAAAAAATTAATATATTAGCTAATTCAAGACAAAATTTTACAAGATGAGAAAACTAGACAGATACAAACAAAACCTTTCTATACAAGGAAACAAAGTATGGAGTTACACTACTCACGTAGCCACGATAGATGGCGATAAATTAATCCAATTAGGATGGTGGTCAATGACTACTCAAAAGCATATTAACTATGTTGCTAAAGAGTTTGGATTAAATTTAATTAAATGAGCAGATTATTTAAATCTAAAAAACAAAACTTAAAAGACTTAGAGTTTTATGGGCATATAGATGCTGCTATTAATTTAGTTAAAAAATGGAAACAACAAAGTCCAAATAATAAAGAGATAAATTTAATGTCTGATTCATTAGTTGGTATATTCTTTTGGGCTAACACTATGGAACAAGAAGTTAGGGTTCACGATGAAATAGTAAGTCAATACAGGGAAGATAGAAATAAGGCTAGATTAGAATTACAAGAGATAAAAAACAAATACGAACATTTAAAAAAACTAGAACTATGAAAGTAAAGGGAGATTATAATGTTGATGAGGCTAATTATAATTTAAATATCTCTTATGAATATTATTGGGATGATGGAAGTTATTTCAATCCACCTGAAAGCGATTTGGAAATATTAGATGTTACATTAAACGGAATAGATATAACTGATTTTTATTGGGATTGGGTTGATGATGCAATACATTCACAAGTCTGGGAATATGCACA